CAAAATTAACAACCCTTACCAAAGAACGATCCGCTGCTGATATCTCTAGATTAAGTAGACAATCTTTCACGTGGTTAAGAAGCAAAGTTTCTAAGATGAGAGATCCTGCATCTTTGGCAAAAGGGATAAAGGGTGAAACTGCTAGAAATACTAAAAGATTCCTGATAGGTGGGTTATACTATTTCTATTACAATCCAAAGGGTAAAAATGATTTACCTTATTATGATATATTCCCTATGGTATTACCTTTACATAGGTACAATGATGGGTTTCTTGGATTGAATCTGCACTATTTACCTATAAAATATAGAATAGCATTTCTAACTAAGTTACTTCCACTTGCAATACTTGATGACAATGATGAAATAAAAAGGTTGAGAATCACATACGAGATATTGAAAGCAAGTAGAAGATATAAAGAGTTTAAACCTTGCATAAAGAAGTACTTGTATACTCATATGCAATCTAAAATACTGGCAGTGTCACCAGATGAGTGGGATGTAGCAATGTACCTACCTGTACACCAGTTTAAGAAAGAATCGGCACAAACCGTTTGGGAAGAATCTGTACAACAAATAAAGAACGACAAGTAAAATGCCAAAATCAATTTCGGATTTTCAATCAAGTTTTAAACAGGACTTAGCAAGACCAAATAGGTTTGATGTATTCATCCCTATCCCTTATTTACTATTACCATTTTACAGTAGTGGCGCTAGTCAGTTAGCACTTAGATGTAACTCTACAGAATTACCTAGTAGAACATTAGCAACTGTTGATAGAAAAATAGGTTCAGTGCCTGTTCAGAAGTTTCCCAACTTGTCAATGTACAATGACATAGTACTTGATTTTTATGTTGGTGGAGACATGAGTGAAAAGATGTTTTTTGATGCATGGTTAGAAGTTATCAACCCATCATCAAATTTCAACTTTAAGTACAAGAAAGATTATGTGACTGAAATTCAAGTTAATCAATATGATCAAAACAATCAATTGTCATATAGTGTTGTACTCATTGATGCTTTCCCCATTGCTGTTAACCAACTTGACCTAGATTGGTCTAATGATGGTTATCATAAACTTTCAGTGGTGTTTGCATACACATACTGGACTAATAATATGTTACAAAATATTGGACAAAATATTGCTACTCAGGCACTTTCTGGATTAGATAATATACTTAATACAACAAACTTTTAATTGATTTGAAGGAGAATATAACATGGCATTGCCTAGAATTGATACACCCATATATGATATAGATCTTCCACTTTCACAAAAGAATATACGGTTTAGACCTTTCTTAGTGAAAGAACAGAAGAATCTTTTGATGGCAATTGAAGCTGATGATAAAGATACTATTGAAAAGAATGTAAAGCAGATTCTTCATAACTGCACACTAACAGAAGGTATTGATATTGAGTCATTGCCTGTTGTTGATGTGGAGTTTTATTTCTTACAACTTCGTGCTAAGTCAGTTGGTGAAATTGTAGAGAACAAATATATTTGTAATAATGAAGTTAATGGTACCGTTTGTGGTAATTCAATGGATGTTAAGATTGACTTAATGGATATTAAAGTTGAGAAAGATCCAAACATAAGTGATGTCATTCAACTAACCAATGAAATTTCAATCAAATTGAAGTATCCACAATTCTCAACTATTGAGAAGATAACCAGTAAAAGTAATTCAGTTGATGTGGCATTTGATATTGTATCAGATAGTGTTGAATACATCTTTGATGGTAAACAATATTATTATGCTTATGAGTCAACACCACAAGAGATAGCAGAGTTTATTGAAAGTTTAAGTACAGAGCAATTCAATAAGATTGAGAACTTCTTTTCTAGTTTACCTAGAATTAAGAAGACAGTGGAAATAAAATGTAGTAAATGTGGATTTGATCATAGTATAGAGTTAGAGGGGTTACAGAATTTTTTCGGGTAACGTTCCGTCATGACAACCTAGCAAACTACTATACTACAAACTTTTCCCTAATGCAACATCACAAGTATAGTTTGACGGAACTTGAAAATATGATACCTTGGGAAAGGGATATTTATTTGAACCTATTAGTCAATTACATTAATGAAGAGAATGAAAAGATAAAACAACAACAAATGAAACGATAAATGGCAACACAGACACTCAATACATCTAGATTTGTGGACATGATGAAGAATCAATATGATCCATCTGTCGTTTCAAAAGTTAGTTCAACATCCACTGCTATTCGTGTAGGTGAAACTGAAGCAAACATTCTTGCCAAGTTATATGATTTTCTTGTTGATAGTAGACAAGAATCTAAAATGGAAGATAAAAAACAATCTCAAAAACAACAAACTGTAGTAGGATCTACTGCAACTCCATCCGCAACAAAAACAAAATCAGGTAATCTATTTAACAGTGGTATGATGACAGGACTGAGTATACTCGGTATTGTTGCAGTTGGAACTGGTGTTTATATGTTTTCTGATGAAATACAACAAAAAATCCAAGAGTTGGAAGATGTATTCTCCACCTCAGAAATAGGAAAAGCATTTGATAAAATTAAATCAATGTTTGATTTTAGTGACATACTATCAAAAATTGGTATTGGTGGTTCATATGGTGGTGGAGATGTTGGTTATGATGCTGACGAAGAAGGTGCCAAGAAAGCAGCAGAGCAATATCTCGGTAGAGGAATATCAGGAAAAGAGTGGGATGAATTATTACGTGCTACCCATGCAGAAGCTGGCGCCAAGACAAATGTAAAAGAAGAGGGAATGGTATTTGCTACTATTTTAAATAGAGCAAGAGAGGAAGGTGGTGAAGATTCTATCACCAAAGTTCTCAATAAACAAGGACAGTTCCAAGCAGTAACTGGAACTAAACAAGCACCTGGTCCTTCAGAACAATATAGAACAGGTCCACAGGGACAGAGAAAAGAATCACTATTCTATGCTGCTAAGAATGTACTACCAGCAGTATCAAGACAACAAACACAGTTTACTGCGGCTAGTACTTCTGCATATGGTGCAGGTACTAGCACTGGATACAGAGATAAAATGCTTGCAGATGGTGGGACTGTTGTTGGTGGAAGTGTATTTAATACAAGTGGTCCTGCTCAATCAGAAAAAACAGTGGAAAGTGCTAGTGGAAAAGGTCCATTGGACTATGCGAAATCATTCCTTGGGTTTAATGAATCAAGCAATCCACAACAACTAAACTCATTTATTGGTAGTAATTTTCAATCTTGGGACGTTCAAAAACAACCTTGGTGTGCTGCCTTTGCTAATTCAGTCCTTCATGCTACAGGATATCAAGGAACAGGAAGTGGATCTGCTTCTAGTTTCTTAAATATGCCAGGTGTTGTTTATGATGCTAGAACTGGTCAAGGTGATCTTAATGCATGTCAACCAGGTGATGTTGCAGTATTCTCAAGGCAAGGTGGGGCACATGTTGCCTTTGTACAGAATATATCAAGCAGTGGTATGACTGTTATTGGTGGGAATCAATCTGATAGGTCATCTGGTGGTGCAGTAACACAATCTCAAAGAGGTTTTTCTGAATTATTGGGCATAAGAAGACCTGGTGTTTCTGGAGTTTTGGGTAGTCCAAAAGCATCAGTGGTTACTCAAACACCAGTACCTTTACCAATACAACAGAAGAAGAGTATAAAACAACCTAAACAGATTGTTTATGTGAATCAGTCAGAAACCAATGTCAATATGCAAACAAATATAACAACACCACAATCACAAGATCTATCTCCACAAGAGGTTGCGAGTGGATTATTACACTTATCTTTTAACAGATAAAAGAGATTAAAATGGCCAAGAAAAGAAGTAATAAAAGTATAGCAAATTTAGTAGATAAACTAAAAGCACAAGATACTCTTATATCAAATTATGCAAGAGAGAATGATAAACTTTCAAAAGAAGGTGCTAATGTTCGTCTTGATAAATTAGAATCCAATTTAATATCATTAACTAATATACTGGTTTCCATGACTGATGTTAATAAAGTATTAGTTAGTAGATTATCAAAAACTATGGGAACTGAGGATGATAAAGTATCTACCATCAGTACTACTACTGTTAGACCAGTAAAGAAGGGCGATTCTACCGCTGATGTCTTGGCAAAGATATACACTTTTTTTGTTAAAACCAAAGAAGATGATAAAAGAAAGGGTGAAATAGATAAGGATTTTGCTCAAAAAAAGATAAACGAATCAAAAAGAAAGAAAACAACAGTTAGCAGTGCCACACAAAAAGTTGATAAACCATCAAGTAATCCTATCCTATCTTTATTGGGAATGGTTTATGGTGGTGTTAAAGGTTTGGTTGGGTTTATAACTGGTGGATTGGTTGGTATTATTGGTGGTGGTTTGGGTATGTTAAAAGATACAATTATTGGTGGATTATATAATATCCCTGTGATTGGAACTTTAATGAGAATTGGTGAGAGTGGTATAAAAGGTTTACTTGGTTTATTTAAAGTGGTTGGTGGTATTCTTCGTATTGTCACTGATTTATCAATGGGAATTGGTAGAATAGTTGCTAGAATAGTATTTAAAGTTATTACTAGTTCATCTGGATTGATTTTTAAGGTAATATCTCCTTTACTTGCTAATTTATTGAAAATGACATTCAAAGGAACAAAAGGATTTGCCGGTATGCTTGATGTAGCCGGTGAGGCAATGGGACTTGGGAGCTTAGGAACTGCTGGTGCAACTATTGCAACTATTGCTGGTGCAATGGGAATTGGTGAATTTTTAGAATCAAAAGAAAGATCGGTTCGTTATGGACCAGAGTGGGCAGACTTAGATAAAAGACAGAAACAATTGGAAGATGATTATGAAAATAAAATAATCCCTCTTCGCAAAAAATCTGGAGGTGATCCAAGAGCTCTTGTCGCTGCTGAAGAAATGAATCAAAGAAGGATTCATGAATTAAATCAAATACCAAAATTAAAAGAAGAAGCAATTAACAGATATGTTGATTCTACAGTTACTCCTGCTTTTGAAGAAGCAGGATATGAAAAAGTTATACAAGATAGGGATGGACCAGTTCTTGGGTTTCAGAATAAATCAAATCATGGAGAATTTATAAAATATGCCGCTCTTGGAGACACTAAGGATGATTTGTTTACGTTGGACCCCGAAAGAGTCACTAAAATTGTTGGTTCATATAATGCAAAGAAAGCATTAGCAGAAGCACCAAAACAATCGGCAGATTATCTTTATGATGAATTTTCAAAAACTGATGTGGGGAAATCTGTAATATCAAAATCAGATGATTTTGGGGATAGGATATCTGAATTAAATAAACAAATGGAGTCTGTAACTCCAACCACACAACCTACATCTACACCAGTGAGTAGGTTTATACCACCTATTATGGATAATGACATGGTGGAAAGTAGTGAACCGATTGTTATTAACCAACCAACAAGATCTACAACTAATACATCAGAAGAACAAACAGGTGGAAGTGCTTCAATAAGAAATCCTAACTCTACAATCTATAGAACTATAAATTATGAGTTTATGAAACTGGCACCATAAAAAGAAACCCCTCCGAAGAGGGGTTCTTATTTTGAAGATTAACTATTCATCCATTTCTGCCAACTTGGAGAAGTATGCCATATCGTCATCATCCTCAGTGGTAGAACTATCAGTCCAACCAGCACCAGAATCCTGTGCAACTGGTGCAGATCTTGGAGTAGA